AAAATCGTAGATTTTGCAATAGAGCCTAGTATAATTGCCCCATAGCTGGTCTGTTCTTTGATGTACAGGGTGGGATAAATAATCCGTCTGGACAGCAGACACATCAGAAACCGTCCCGTGACTGTCAGATAATCCCCATTTTCAACATCCGTGTCCAGCTGAACCGATTCAATCAGACCATAGTGTTCTTTGTCATCGCTGCGTCCAATCAGTCTTCCAGTTTGAAAAACAGACAGGTTCTGGGCGGTTGCAGCAATGTAAACCTCAAACTGTCCGCACTGGAAGTATTCAATATCCCACAATAAACTGGAGAACGCATCGCAGACCGCTTCCAAGGTAATCCGGACGTCTTCTTCAACCGCTTCCATTTGATAGATTTCAATGAGCAAGCTTACACCCCCAAAAACGCATCGGTATGAATAAAAGTAGCCGTCAGATAACTGGTATATCCAGAAGCACGAAGGGCAAAGCGGCTTCTTCCCTCCCGCAGCATCAACCAAGTAGAGCCGGCAGAAAGACAGTTCATGATGTTGGAAGTGACACCATTTCGGGTCAGTTGGATGGATTTTGCCCCTTGTTTTGTCGTAATGGTGATTTTATCACCGGGCTGCATATCCATGTTGAGTTGCAGATAGGCATCCGTGTCCACATCATAAACAACAGGGGAGCGGACGGCTGGATTCGGTACATTCTCGCCGGTTTCGGCTTCCAACAGAATGGTAAATCCGACTTCTTCGCCGGAATTGAAAATCGCAACCGCTTTGTCGGTGTTGTATTGCCCAAGCGGAAAGGGGTCATCGCTTTCCGGAAAGGGAAAATGAAATGCCCCTGTAATCATCTGGCTGGTTGCATAAATGGATTTCGTGCTGTACCAATAGGAATCCGGACAAATGATACTGATCTGTCCATTTGTCGGTTCTCCGAAATTTTTCACAATACAGTTTTCTACATAGCCCTCGGTGTAGACATCGATGCCGACGGTCTGATAATAGACTTTGATATATCGTCCCGTTTTGACTACTCGATAGAGTGCCTGCCGATGCAGTTCAATTTCCGTACCCCGCATACTGAAGTAGAGTACCAGATTTCGTTTTTCAATAAAGGCATTGTGAAAATAGCTGCCATCCATGCCTGCATATGGGGTCGTGCTGACGGTGCCTGCAGGCGGATATAGCCCGTCTATGTTGGAAATCATATACTGATTTGCTGTGTTCGTCATCCGGATGCGTTCTCCGGCTTGGTTCTCCAGAATCAAAGAAAATCGCATTCGTATCACCTCACACATTGATGGCATTGCGGGTCTGGCGGAAGAGTTCCAGTCTGGATACCGGTTTCAGACCGTTGTTTGTCTGGTTGACGGTTCGGCTGTTGTCAGTAGTGTAATAATTGTTTACCACAGAACTTGCTTTTGGTTCTGTTTTCAATCCATTTAGATTCCAGTCCATATGCAATGATTTTTCAGCAGCTGCCATCACTTCTTGCCCCATAGAATTGACTGCCTCAACTGCAGTTTTCACCTTATCATCCACACCTTCTGCGAGACCGTATACCAGATTAAAGCCCAGTTCTTTCTTGAATAGCTTGGATGGAGAGGCGATTCCAAAGAATCCGGCAATATTATCCCAGATTTCCTGACAGAAACCTGAAATCTGTCCCCATAGCCAACCGCAGACATCGGAAATGCCGTTCCAGATACCGTATACAATATCCGACCCAATACTATAAACACGATCCGGTAAGCCGGTTATGCCGTCCACAAGGTTGTTCCACAAATTTGATGCCGCATCTCTTGCTTTGTATCCAATCTCCAGAACAAAGGAGCTGACTTTAGAAAGCACATTGGACAGCCAGTTCCAAACCTCTCCGGGCAAACCGCTGATTTTATCAATGATATTGCTGAAAAATCCGGAAATCGCTTCTGTTGCCTTGTTTCGCATATCAGCAGACCAAACTGCTACTTTTGCAATTACACTGGAAAGCCAGTTCCAGAATTCGCCCGGGAGCTGAGAAAGCTTGTTGATAATGTTGCTAAAGAAATTGGAAATCGTTTCCGTGGCTTTATTCTGCATGTCAATAGACCACTTGATAACATTGGCAAACACATCGCAAAGCCAATTCCAGAATTCGCCGGGAAGTTCTTTTAATTTGTCGATAATAGAGTTGAAGAAGTTTGAAATCGCTTCTTTCGCCTTGTCCCAGATATTTGACGCCCATTCCTTGACACGTTCAAACAGGTCGGAGAAAATCTCCCCCCAAGAGCTGAGAACGGATTCCCGAATGGAAAGAATCCCTTCCAGAATCGCCTGTAGAATGCTTGCTCCCAGAGCCAGCCAGTCTGTCTGAAGGATGCTGTCAATGAGAGCTCCAACGAGTTGTGGAACCGCTGCTATCAGCTGTGGGATGGCTTGTATCAGTCCGCTCACAAGTCCTGCAATCAGATTCATGGCACAAGTGATGATTTGTGGCAGAGCACCCAATAGACCGTTGGTCAGCCCCATAATCAGTTGGATAGCCGCTTGTAAAATCATCGGCAGATTCTGCATCAGACCAGTTACCAAACCTTGTATCAGTTGGATCGCTGCCTGTACGATTTGCGGCATGCATTGTAATAGCCCTTGAATCAGGCTGTTGATCATTTGCAGTGCGGCACTTATAATTTGCGGAAGATTTTGCAGCAGTCCGTCTGACAGCTTTAAAACAAGTTGAACCGCTGTCTGTACGATTTCGGGAAGGTTTTGCAGTAACCCATCGCATAGATTTTGCACCAATACCATCGCAGCCTCTATGATTTGTGGGATATTATCCAGCAAGCCATCTATCAACCCGCCGATTAGTTCTAATGCAGCGTTCAGGATATCCGGAAGGGCATCCAATAGGCCACCAGAAAAACCCGCAATCAGAGAGATAGCAGCAGAAAGAAACAACGGCATATTGGAAGCAAGGAAGGAAACGAGTTGCTGTAACAGAACGGATACCGCATTCAGAATCACAGGGGCATTCTGCATCAGGGCATTTCCGACTTGCTGTAAGGCAGATAGGGCACTTTCCAGTAAAGTTGGCAAAGCAGATTGGAGATAGGATGTCAGTTGCGTCAGCAGATTCAGGAAGGAAGTGACCAGAATCGGCAGAACCGTGTCAATCAAGGGTGGCAGCAGGGTTCCAAGAGATTCTATCAAGGTGAGGAAAAGATTGTTGAATCCCTCTAACAGCCCAGGTAGTATCTGGGGAAGCTGTGTTCGTATCGTTTCTGCAAGTTGGTTCACCAATTCAGAAACTTTGGAGAGAGCAGCATCCAGACCACCTTCGTTAAAGGCATTCACAATTTCTGTAATACCTTGTACCGCTTCTCTTGCAGAAGGGGCAAGTTTTTCTCCGAGTGAAATGCCCGCCCCTTCGGCAGCAGAGGACAGCAGGGTAAGGTCACCTTTGAGATTGTCCAACTTGATCTGTGCCATTTCCTCGGCTGCACCATTGCAGTTGTAAATGGAATCAGACAGCTTAGCAAAATCCTCATCGCTGGCATTGATGATAGACAGCATCCCTGCCATCGCTTCTTTACCGAAAATGGTAGAGGCAGCTTCAATCTGCTGCACTTTACTCAGACCATCTGTGGTTTTGGATACGTCCGCAAGTATCTCCTCATAACTTCGGAGATTGCCATCTGCATCGGTAAGAGCGACATCGGTACCGCCGATGGAAGAACGAAGATTCTCCATGACCTCCATGAGGGACTTCGTTTCGCCATTGGTATTCGTCAGGGAAATGCCCAGTTGCTCCATCGCTGTTGCCTGTTTATCTGTCGGGCTTGCAAGGTTGGCGAGAGCCGTTTTCAGGGAGGTACCAGCCTGACTGCCTTTGATGCCGGCATTCGCCATCAAGCCAACTGCTACAGCAGTATCCTCAGCAGAATAGCCCAGTGTACCGGCAATCGGTGCAACATATTTGAATGTTTCGCCCATCAGGGATACGTTGGTATTCGCACTGGTGGAAGCAGCTGCCAGTACATCGGCATAGTGTGTCGCATTGGAGATTCCATCCGCAAATTCTCCGTCTGCAGCCAGTCCGAAAGCTGTCATACTATCTGTGACAATATCAGAAACGGTTGCCAGATCTTCTCCGGATGCGGCTGCCAGATTCATGACACCAGAAACAGAACTGAGTACATCTTCCGTTGACCAGCCCGCCATCGCCATGTATTCCATTGCCTGCCCGACTTCTGTCGAGGTAAAGGCAGTCGTAGACCCTAATTCTTTCGCCTTTTCAGAAAGTTTTGCCGTGGCTTGTTCCAGTTCTGCGGTTGTCTCACAGGAACCGGACATCAGAGCCTTGACCGTAGACATCTGACTTTCAAATTCGGAAAAGGTGGTCAGACCAGTTGTGGCAACGGTCGCACCAAGGGCAGCTGCTGCACCGGTATAAGCGGTGAATGCCTTTACCCCCACTTCTGCACCGGTTGCCACACCGCTGCCCAAAGTAGAAGCAAGCTTGGAAAAATGCCCTTCGCTTTCAGATGCCTTTTCTCCCGCAGCCTTTGCACTGTCGCCGGCACTCTTCATGCTTTTATCAAACTTGTCTGCTGCTTCCGAAGCTTTCTTTATCGTAGATTCCTCGTCAGCAATTTCTCCGGAAAGCTTTTTAATTTGTTCCTTCAGGGAATTTGCTTCAGAAGAATGCTTGCCATACTTTTCAGTTGCGTCCACATACTCCTGTTTGAGTTTAGATAGATCCTGTTTCTGAGAGGCTAATTTATCCGTCAAGCCCTGTTCTGCGGTAGTCAGCTTTTTGGCTTCGCTTTCCATCGTGGAAAGCTGCTTTGTACAGCTTTGATGTTCCTCTGAGAGAGATTTCATTTTTGTAGCAAGCTGTTGTGCCTCTGTAGAGTTTTTTCCATACTGCATACAGGCATTCTGGTATTCCGTAGACAGCTTGGACAACTCGGATTCTTGTTTAGAAATGGTCTCTTTCAGGGATTCCAGCGGCGTTTGTGCGGACTGCTCGGCTTGTCCAAGCTTTTCTGCTGCGGTTTCTGCATCTCCCAGCTTGGCGGTATTTTGAGACAATTCTTCGTTTAGCTGGTCGTATTTCTGCTTGAGTTCGATTGCGGCATCGGAATCTTTTCCTTGTTCCAGAACAATGTCGGTATACTTTGTTTTCAATTCAGAAAGTTCTGATTTCTGCTTCGCAATCGTATCTTTTAACTGATTGGAGGCAGAATGCATACTTTCTAATTTGTCTGTGTACTTTTTCTGGGCTTCCGTAGTACGAACAATCTCCGCTTGCAGGGACTGATATTGTTGAAGCGAAATTTCACCGGACTGCATTTTTGCATAGGCTTCTTGTGCCGCCTTTTTCAGCCCTTCTAATTTATCGCTGGTCAGCCCGATTTCTTTTGCCAGCAGACTTTGCTTCTGTGCCAGTAGATCGGTATTCGTAGGATCCAGTTTCAGAAGCTTTTCTACATTTTGCAGCTCGGACTGTGTGGTGCGTACCATCTTGTTGACATCACCAAGCGATTTGTTCAGCCCAGCGGTGTCTCCATTAATTTCTACCGTAATCCCTTTGATACGGTCTGCCATAGAAATTCACCTGCCTTTCTAAAAAACAACTTGACACCATATGCGACACCATGTTATAATAGAGAAAAAGAAGTCATTGAGAATCAGGAGGGATGATGGATGAAAACCTTACAAGAATATTTGTGTCTGCCCTATAAAATGGAGATTCTGCCTGATACAGAAGAGGGTGGATATGTGGTTTCGTTTCCGGAACTGCCCGGCTGCCTGACTTGTGCAGAAACAATGGAAGAAGCCATCCGCAATGCGGAAGATGCAAAAAAAGCATGGATGGAGGCAGCGATGGAAGAACACCTGACCATCCCTGAGCCAAGCCGCCCGGAGGATTATTCCGGTCAATTCAAGCTCCGGATTCCGAAGTCATTGCATCAACAGTTAGCGATTCATGCAAAGCAGGAAGGCATCAGCATGAATCAGTACTGTTTATATCTCCTAACCAAATATGATACAGCTGCACACCATTCCGAATGAAAAGACCCGTCAAATACCTGACGGGTCTTTTTCTGTTTAGAACTTGTCAAAGTCCGCTTGTGTTGCCTTGTAGGCATATTTCAAGTCATCGTTTTCTCGTTCCGTGAACATATCGTCTACCATTCCGATTGTCAGCAGCTCCAAATCGGGCAGAGAAAGCCCAATCTGCACACAACGCAGAAGAAATAAGGGTGTCGTCATTTCCCGGTCAATTGGGCGATGTTTTTTTTAGCCTGTACCTGAATCCGAAAAACTTAAAGTGCTTCAGACTCAAAAATATTCCTATTTTACGTTGATTTCATAAGTTTTTAAGCTGTTTTTTTATTCCACCCACCTGCTTTTTCTGCGAAAAAGCTATCCTCCCTCAAGGGAGGACAATGGGAGGGCTTATCACGGATTTTGAAAATTCTCTGAAAACACCCATAAAAATCAACTCCTTTCTTGACTTTGAGATTGTATGTGTGGTATAATATGCTAAACAAAGTGTAGAACAGCTACTCTGTAAATCGAAATTTGGCAAGGAGAAAAATATGGATAACTGGCATAATATTGAAATGGAAAGAGATATTGAGTTCTTGATGTCTACCTATGGCAACTTTCACGATGCCTGTGTTGTGTCACTCAGTTTTCAGAACGGAGCTTTTATAGATGATGAAAGGGCGATGCATTTTGGTGATGCAGCAAGTCGAATACTGTCTGTAATATTCCAATGTCAGTGGGAACCCAGAACTATCGAACTTCAGTTTTCAGGTCTGCGACAAATGCATTTGGTCGGATGGCAAGATAATTATTTATGTGATATTTCAGATGCATATCTGGCGTTTCACGACAATTTACTACCCGGAAATCCTGACAGAGTAATTGTATGGGCAGATACAGATTTGTTTGATGTTGCAAAAATCGACAATTCAATCCATGAACCCGCAGATACCTATATTGTGGCAAACGCATTAAAATGGCGAATTGTGGATAAATAGACAAATTCCCGTTTGTCGAACTGACATCAGCTATAAAATCTACATATCTCTCGAATCATAAATAGAATCATCAGACACACATCCACAGCGGATAGCACGGTCGAGAACCATAATCATGGCAATCGCATCGTCAATTTTCTCTGTGGATTTTTCCTTATCCGGTTTTGGTTCACAGGAATTCAATGGACGCTTGCCGGGGTAGAAGTTGCTGTGCAAGGAATTCAGTTAGATTCTTTGCACCGTTCCTGCATCATAGCATCTAATTGCTTTTTCCATGTCATCGGATTGTGGCACATCAGCATACCAGTCGGTGCAATCAGCGTTTCATCGCCTGCCATGGCGATGATAGAAGCAGCAGAGGCGGCAATGCCGTCAATTTTAACGGTAATCTTGCCCTTATGTTCTCGCAGCATGGTATAAATCTGACTGGCTGCAAAGACATCGCCGCCCGGCGAGTTGATAAAGACCGTGACATCTCCTGTATGTTTTTGCAGTTCTGACCGGAACATGGCAGGCGTGATGTCGTCTTCAAACCAAGTTTCATCGGCAATCGCACCGTACAAGTACAGAATGGATTCCCTGTCGGATTCATTTCTGACCCAGTTCCAGAATCGGTTTTTCTTCATCCGTTTGTTTCCTTCCTTTCGTTAGAATTGGTATTTGCAAAGGCACCGGCGTCCTTTCATTTGGTAAAGGAGCCGTTCACAAGCAGCAGGTCTCCGCCCTCTTCTGCCGGAACCTGATTCATATCTTCCAGTTCCCGAATGTCATTGGTGGACATCCAGCCGTTTTGTCTTGCTGTTGCATAGCCCTGCATACGGCTCGCATAATCACCACGCAGCAGCCCCTCTACATTGAATTTGATGAAATACCGCCCTTTTTCTGATTCCGAAAGCAGGGCTTTTTGCATGGCTTGTTCCCATCGGACAAGCCACGGGTCAAGTGAATACTTCACAAAATCCAAGGATAAATGCTCCACATTGGAAAAGGTCGCATGGTCAAGGTCGCCGATCATATGCAGCGGCACACGGTACAGTCGGGCGATTTCTTCAATTTGAAACTTTCTGGTTTCCAGAAATTGTGCTTCGTTATTCGGTATGGAAATCGGTGTGTACTTTGTGCCTTCTTCGAGGACTGCGACCTTGTGGGAATTGCCGGAACCGTAGGCTTGCTGCCATGAATTTCGCAAGCGTTCTGGATTTTTGATGACGCCGGGATGCTCCAGAACGGCAGAGGGCGAGGCACCATTTGCAAAAAACGATGCACCATATTCCTCACAGGCAACTGCAAGACCGATCGCATTTTTCGCGACAGCAATCGGAGAATAGCCGACTAAGCCGTCAAAACCAAGTCCCGGAATATGCAGAACCTCATCCGAATAGAGAATAATCTCACCCTGCTTCTTGAAATTCGGGTTCTGTTCCTCGTATCGGCTGTATTTGTAAATCAGTCTGCCCTTGTCATCCCGGTCGACCTTCATCTTATCCGGCATCAGCGGATACAGCCCAATGACTTCTCCTCTGCCGTTTCGGATAATCTGTGCGTAGGCATTGCCGTATAGCAGCAGGTGGCTTGTCAGCGTTTCCCGAAAAACAAACGAGGTCATCTCCGGATTGGGCTGGTCGTGGAGTAAAAAATAGAGCGGATGCTTTGGCACTCGCTCTTTTCCTTTATCATTGTATTTGTACACATGAAGCGGTAATTGTGCGATTGCCTCCGACAAAACCCTTACACAGGCATAAACCGCAATATGCTGCAAGGCTGTTCTGTCGGTTACACGTTTACCGCTATTGGCTCGTCCGAAAAAATATGTGTAAGACGGGCTGTCATAACTGTTTTTAGGCTTATCTCTGGACCTCCAAAGTCCTGTGAAAATACCCATGAGAATCAAACTCCTTTCTTGACTTTGAGAGTATGGGTGTGGTATAATATGCTAAACAGTATGTAGGGCATTAGCTTTACAAATAGGAATTTGACGAACTTGTTTAAATCGCTACTTATTATACAATAGGAGTTAAAATATGAATGAGAATCGAACTTTAACAGACATAATAAAAAAAGTATTATTAGTTATATTGGGTTTGTTGCAAGGGGCTATCGGAAATTATTTGGGATTATTAGGGTTAGCGTTTGCTTTTCCACAAACAGAGCTTCATTCAAAAGATTATGATGAAGATATGTTCATTGTTCCATTTGGATATATCATGATTCTTGCTTGGATTATTGTGACAATTTCAGCATTTGTATTTTTGCGAAAAAACAAGGCAAATTTGCTCTCGTTTCTAATTCCCTGGATAATTGGTTTGATTGGATGCTTGATAGCTATTAAGTTGTATTAGTAACTTTCAGTTCGTTGAACTACGTTAAATTTTCCTTTAAACCACTTACAACTCCCAGTTTACCGAACTAACATCAGCTATAAAATCTACATATCTCTCGAATCATAAATAGAATCATCAGACACACATCCACAGCGAATCGCACGGTCAAGAGCCATAATCATGGCAATCGCATCGTCAATTTTCTCTGTGGATTTTTCCTTATCCGGTTTTGGTTCACAGGAATTCAATGGACGCTTGCCGGGGTAGAAGTTGCTGTGCAAGGAATTCAGTTAGATTCTTTGCACCGTTTCTCGCCTTGAGGGTATTCAAAATCAAATATACCATAATGCGACTTTTCCGACCTACTGCAAACACCGCTCTGTCATCGAGTTTGTCAACAACCTCCGAAAAAACGCTATATACGCTCTATATTCTCCTATATTCCCCTGATATATCCTATTTTTTTATCAAACAAATCAATTGGAAAATTCTTGTTGCACTTGTTGACAGCAAGAGATTTGACCGAAATTCCTTCGTTTTTTGTCAACAAGCTTGTCAACGAGTTTGTCAACAAGTTTTTCTTGTTACAACCTTTTTTGGAAATATCAGGTATATTTTTGTAACAACCTCCGCTTGTTACAGAGGTTGTTACAGGTGTTGTTACAGGTGTTTTATCTTTTTTTTCGTCTTTTGTATACTCTTTGCATACCATAATGCGTCATCCGTATTTGTTTTTCTGACCGTTCCCAGCCTTCTATTTTTTTCATGATTGCTCCAATGGCATAGGCATCCGAAACCTTCATAGAAGCCATATCCCGTTCAAAGCACTCGCACCAGATTTCCATATTGCAGACGGTTTCTCTCTGCTGGACACCCGCTGCCTTTCCGTCAAACTCTCCTCCATTCAGATAATTTCGCCGTTCATAGAGGGAGAGTTCCTCCCAGTTCTCCGGCAGCGGCGTTTCCAGATACGCCCGTACCAGTCCTTCTCGTTCATCCGTTTCCAGTGCATTTGCCTGCTCCAGAGCAGCCGCTTTCGCTTCGCCGCCCTCCAGATACAGTTTTTCTCCGGTGCGGTAATACACCAGTGTTTCTGCCCAAATCTGCTGCACGTCTTCCGTGGTCATCTGCCATGCCTTTTTTACCGAATTGCCCGTCATCCGCACCGGCCAGAATCGCCGGTTTCCGGTAATATCTCTTAAAAATCCGTTCTCGGCATTGGTCGAACCGACAATGACACATTGCCTTGGATGGCTCTCTACGGACACCCCATAGCTGGCACGATACTTGTCATCCACACGAGAGAGGAACGACTTTACAATTTCCACATCCGTCTTCCGCATCCCTGCCAGTTCGCCCAGTTCTAAAATCCAGTAGCCCTGCAATTTCTCCGGTCCGGACTTGTCCTTCATATCGGTAATGGACAGGCTGTCCGAGAACCAATCTCCGGCAAGCTTGTAAAAGAAGGTGGATTTCCCAATGCCCTGCGGACCGTTCAGAATCAACACACTGTCAAACTTCGTCCCCGGACGATAGATGCGAGCCACAGCGGCGATTAGCGTTTTCCGCATGACGGCTCTGGTATAGGGGCTGTCCTCTGCTCCAAAGTAGTCGATGAGCAGGGTATCCACTCTGGCGATACCGTCCCAGTCCGGCAGGTGTTCCAGATATTCCTGAATGGGATGATAGGCACGTTCTGCGGCAACCGCTGTGACAGCGTCCTTCGTTTTGGTCGGCGTATAAATCCCATACCGTTTGTTCAGGTACACCTTGAGCGAGGCATAGTCCGTATCATTCCAGCCGGTTTTCATCTGTGCCCAAGGCAGCCTGCCCCGTGCGTCTATGCCGTCCCGATGCTTGTTAAAGGCGATGCTTTGCAGCAGGGGGTCGTTTCGCACAATCCGCACCAGATTGTCCAGCGAGGGCTTGAGATTGCCTGTGCGGTCGTATTCCAGTTCATTCTCCCAGTCACGTGCCGGGGCAGGGGACAGGTCATCCGGTTCGAGTATTTCTGTAAACTCTGCGGCAGCTTGTTTGCGGCGTTCCTCTGCGAGTACCGCTTTGACTTTGGCATCCTGTAGGGCAAAGTCCGTCATTTTCTGATAGGATTTCTTTTCGTCCTCCGCCCCGAACTTGTGCAGCCGCACCACGTCAAAGGCGTTCATCAGCTTTCCGGAAGCCGGGTCGGTGGCGTGGTGACTGTAGGCAAAGGTGTCGTCATAAATCACCACACCGGCAGAGGAATCCGCTGGTATGTAGTCATAGCGTCCGGATACGGCGGACGGGGCATAGACGTCTGACAGGAACGTATCAATGGCATCTGTGATGGCATACGCCTTGCAGAATGCTCCGACAACGCCTTCCTTGGTCAGGGGGTCTTGCTGTTCCTTGACAGCCCTCTGAATGGCTTCTGCCTGCCGAGAGGAGACCGGATAGGACGAAACATCGTGCCAGTCTGCATATTTGGCAAGGTATTCGTCCGGATTCAGCAGCGTGCCTTCGATGTTGGCAAAGACAAACTCTGCCCCTCTGGACGTAGACGGCCAGTACATGAGCCGATGCGGTTCATAGGTAGTATCGTCAAAGAGATCCATGCCGATTTCGCTTGCCAGCATACGGGCAACGGCAGGGTATTCCTCTTCGGTGACCTCTCTGCTCAGCGGCACACAGAGCCGCAGGCGAGGGGACTGCGGCGTGTGTTTGTGGGTGGAGTAGATGCAGCACTGGAAGTCGTAGAGGGTCTGTATGGTTTCGACCGTTTCGGGCGTAGCATCGTCCATATCCAGTGTGAGCATACTTCGGCAGAGGACGTGGTTCTTTTTGCGTCTGCCGTCTTTCAGATGACCGCCCACGAAACCGCCGATGTCCTTGATGGCGTCCTGCTGGACTTTGGGAAGGCTGCGGAATTCGGCAGCGGTTTCGGCAGTGTAGAGGGTCTGGCTGACCCGTTTGCAGAAGTCTTCCCATGTGATTTCGCTGTTTTTCCATTTGGCTGCGGTACGGGAGATGCCGTATGCGATTTTCAAATTGATTCCCCCCTTTAGTCCTTTTGATACATCCTGCAAGCGTAGCCATCTGCCCGCAGCTGCAACCCTGCCGCCCATTCTGGCACGGTTGCCATCCGCCTGCAAACGTCTTCCACCTGCATGGTTTTTTCTGCTTCGATAATCAATTCATCGTGTACGTGTGCCACAATTCGGGTATCCTGCAACTGTCGCATGGCATGACACAGAATGTCCCTTGCCATGCCCTGTATGATGTTCTCCACCAGTGTCGGACCATACGTCTCTTTCCAGACCCATTTTCCGTCCCCCTTGGCACTCTGATAGGCAATCTGTTCTCCCCCGAAACGGTTCTGTACCAGTTTCGGATGCACATAGGACAGCCGCCGACCAGACAGCAGCCGAATCATCAGAAACCCATTCTGGCACGCAAACTGGATGCCATGCGTTTCCGTCCGGCTGCCGCTGCGGACTGCGGTCAGGGCAGCGTCTCCGATGTCTTTCCAAAGGGCTGTGATATGCGGATTGGCGGTTCTCCATGCCGAAACAAGCGGCTTCAGTTCGGATTCCTGCAAGCCCATTTCTAACGCCCCCATACTCTTCAAAGCCCCTGCTCCGCCGCCGTAGCCGAGTGCCAGTTCTGCAATTTTTCCCTTCTGCCGCAGATGGCCGTTGATGCCGTGCTTGACCACCGGCACACCAAACATCTGCGATGCCGAGGCACAGTAGATGTCCCCGCCCTGTTGAAACACGTCCAGCCGCCACTGTTCTCCTGCCAGCCACGCAATGATTCTGGCTTCAATGGCGGAGAAGTCTGCCACGAGGAATTGATACCCCTCTTTCGGGACAAAGGACGTACGGAGCAACTGCGAGAGCGTGTCCGGAATGTCGTCATAGAGCATCTCTATGGCTTCATAATCGCCCTGCTTCACGAGTTCGTGTGCCTGCTCCAAATCCGGCATATGATTCTGCGGCAGGTTTTGCAGCTGAATCAGCCGACCGGTAAAGCGTCCGGTTCTGCCTGCTCCGTAGAACTGGAACATCCCTCTTGCCCTGCCGTCCTGACAGGCAACCCGCTGCATCACGTCATATTTTTTCAGGGAAGATTTCGACAGCTGCTGTTTCAGGTCTAAGACGGTTCGCATCGGCTCGGGTGCAGTTTGCAGAAGGGCGTTTCGATGCTGTTTGTCCAGCGAATCCACTTCCAATCCGTTTGCGGTCAGCCACTGTTTCATCTGTGCTACGGAGTTCGGATTTTCCATCCCTGTTATTTCCTGTATCGCCTGTTTCAGCTGCTGTTGGGATTGCTTGACCATCTTCCGTGCCTGCTGGACGAATTTCATGTCCATCTGAATGCCACGGTCGTTGATTTGCTGGTCTAAGTGATATTCTTCCCAGACAAAATCCGGCACAGGGGCGTGGGCAAGCCGCTTCTGAATTTGCAGCTCCACTTCCACATCTCGTTGGTTGTACTGCCGGAAGACTGCCCATTCCGCCGGATGGTCTTTCGGCAGCTGCCGTTTGCCGTTTTTGTCCGGAATGCAAAACAGCTTGATGCCGTCTTTGCCCTCCTGCATCTTCTGGTTTTCGAGTTGCAATGCCTGTCCCACACCTCTCAGAGACATCGGCAGCCCCAGTGTTGCCGCCCAGACCATGGTACACCGCCATTGGGATGGGTCTAAGAATGTACCGGACGGCAGTCCCAGATAACGGGATAAGCACACTCGCTCAAACATGGCATGGAATGCCGTTTTGAGAACGGTTTCATCCGTCAGGGCAGAGAGAATCTCCGGCGGAATGGATTCCCCGCCGGAAATATCCACGACCTGTACCGCTCCGAAGTCTACGCTGTAGCCGAACAGCAGCAGAGAAAAAGCGGCACTCTCTGCATATTTGTATACACCTTCCTGCTCCAGATTCCGGTCAGAGTAGGTTTCGATGTCAATCGAAAGTACCTGCATCCGGCATCACCCTAACAGGTCATCGTCTTCATCCGGAAGACAGTCAAACTCGTCCTCTGCGTTCATTCTGCCGTCCAGCCGTTCGCCGTCTCTGACCTTTTGAATGTTGCCCAGTCCGGCAGCAATGCCCTTGTTGCCCTTGGTATTGTAGGCGTAGAAGTTCAGGGAGACTCTGGCATAGCATCCGGAGTAGACTTCTTCCTGCCGGAGAATCCGCTGTACCCGCTGATCCACAATCTGTGGTGCGGTGTCGCTGGAGGCATTCAGGAAGACACAGCCCCGATAAGCCGCATCCTCCGGTCGTTCTGCATCGCCGTCCCGCAGCGGCAGCTTCAGCAGGGAAGGGGCAGGGGTTCGTCCGCCGAAGACTGCCGTGCCTCGTTCGATGGCAGCCTGTACGGCTCTTTGCATGCGGTCAATGGTTTCCGTGTCTGTCTTAGGAATCAGCAGGCAAACGCTGTATTTTTCCTTTCCCTCGTCAGTTGTCTGCGGTGTCCAGATGTGGGCGTAGCTCAGACGTACCATACCGGTTACCACTTTTGTCTTGCTTTTTTCTTTTTCTGCCATGATAAAAACCTCCTGTAAATTAGAATTCGTGTCTTTTTGATGTTTGAAACGACGGCACGCCGCAGGCGATTATGGTCAAGCTGATTCAGCTTGGCGAGGGGGATGCAAGGGGGGCAAGCTGCCACCCTTGCAAAGCAAGCGAGTTGGAATTGGCTGCAAGATGAGAAACAAGCTCCGTCCATCGCCCTTCT